TTTATGCATCTTTACTGTCCACTGGTGGCGTAAAAACACAACTAAATGCGGCAGATGCGACAGGTGCCGGTGCTGTTGGGACCGTCACAAATCACCCATTCCGCCTAGAAACCAACAACCTTGAGCGCGTGCGGATCACCGCTGACGGCAACGTCGGCATCGGTACGTCGTCTCCTGCCGCAGCCAAACTGGTGGTGATTTCTCCCCCAAACAGCCCGTCCCTACAGCTGAGTGACGCCACGCAATCCACGCTGACTATCCTGCACGAACCCGGCAATCTGTTGACCTATCAAGCTGGCGGATCAGCGGTTCAGCGGTGGGTGGGGAATGGCATCGAGCGCATGCGTATCGACGCCAGCGGCAACGTCGGTATCGGCACCACGGCACCGAGCGCTCCACTGGATGTAAACGGCAATGTCGCTATCACCGGCACGGCTCGCCGCATCACGGGCGACTTCAGCAACGCGACGATTGCGAACCGCGTGGCGTTTCAGACCAGCACGGCCAACGCCTCTACGTCCTTTTCGGTCATACCGAACGGCACCAACACTCAGTCCGACTTCTTCGCTTTCAACTCGTCTGATCCCAACAATGCCTCCGTGATGGTGCTGCGCGTTGGAACAACAGAGGCATCTGTCCGCTCTGGGGCGCTTGGCACAGGCACCTTGCTGCCGATGACATTCCATACCGGCGCGTCCGAGCGCATGCGTATCACCGCTGCTGGCAACGTCGGCATCGGCACGACGGCGCCCGGCTCCAGCCTTGAGGTTAACGGTGGCATTCGTGCCAGAGGGGGCGCACCGGGGGGTGGAGGGGCAAACAACAACGGCTACGCCTTTAACGGCAACGGCGGCGATGCCGACTCGGGCATGTTTTCCTCCGCTGACGGGCAAGTGGAGTTTTACTGCAACGCTGTCGAACGCGCTCGCATTAACTCAGCCGGGAATTTTAGGATTGGGACGACCGCCTTTACGGGTGCCACCGAGAGCCGACTAGCTGTCGCGGGCACCAGCGGAGCTACTTGGTCCGAGAGGACGGTAACTATTGAACATACCGGCGGCAATCAGCCGGGTATCGGCTTCCACGCGCCCGGTATTGCCGCCAGTATCTTTAAGTTTCTCGGGCCGAGCAATCGCTTTGAGTGTAGGAACAACGATGACACTGCCTTCATAGATATTGCAGCCAATTCTTGCATCAGCGTCTCGGACTACCGCCTCAAGGAAAATATCGCGCCGTTCAGTGGCGGTCTTTCTGCGGTGATGCAGCTTAATCCTGTCACCTTCAAGTGGAAGGACCAGAACCGGGCTGCTGTTGGCTTTGTCGCCCATGAGGTGCAGGCCGCAATCCCGACCGCCATCACGGGCGTCAAGGACGAGATGCACGACGAGAAGACCCCGGTCTTCCAAGGCATCGATCCGCTGCAAATTGTCGCCGTGCTGACCAAGGCCGTTCAAGAACTCACCGCGAAACTGGAAGCCGCAGAGGCCCGCATCGCCAACCTGGAGAACCGCTAATGCCTACCTACACCTGGGTGATCGAGCAGCTTGATTGCTACCCGCAGCGCGACGGCCAGCCGGATGTCGTGTTCACGGTTCACTGGCGCATCAATGCGGCGGACGGCGACTACACCGCTACCGCCTACGGCACTGTTGGCCTCACCTACGACGCGAAGGCGGGGTTCACGCCCTACGCCGACCTAACGCAGCAGCAGGTGGTCGGCTGGGTGCAGGGCGCTCTCGGGTCGGAGCAGGCCGCGCAGATCGAAGCCGCGCTGGCGGCCAACATCGCCGCGCAGATCAATCCTCCGGTCGTCGCGCCGCCGCTGCCGTGGGCGCCCGCCTAGGTGGCGCAAGACCTCTACAACATCCTTGTCGGGGTCTGCGGTGCGGCGATAGGCTGGCTGCTGAAGGTCATCTGGGAGAGCGTTCGCGCTCTCCAAGCCGATATGCGGGAAATCGAAAAGGAGCTCCGCACGAAGTTCGTTGGCAAGGACGACTATCGGGCAGACGTGCAGGAACTGAAGGACATGGTGCGGGCGATCTTTGAGCGCCTTGAGCGGAAGGCCGACAAGTGATGCAGGCGGTACAGCGGCACATCCTGCTGGTGGCCATCTACACGCTCGCCGCCGTCATGCTCGCCATGGTGTTCGTGCTGCTGACGGGCCTGTTCGATCCGCAGGTGAACAACGACAAGATCTTCGAGGTGCTTGGGCCTGCCTTCTCGACGATCGTCGGCGCTCTCGTCGGCCTGCTTGGTGGCCTGCGCTTGGCGCGGGCTTCGGAGGAGCGGGAATAATGGAGGGCCTTCTCGCGCTTGTCAGGACGGTCGCGCCGTCTATCGCCACCGCTGTCGGCGGGCCGCTTGCAGGCATGGCCACACGCGCCATTTCCGAGGCGCTGCTGGGCAAGCCTGACGGCACCGAGCAGGAGCTCGTCGAGGCTGCGAAGAACGCCACACCCGAGCAACTGCTGGCGCTGAAGACGGCGGAGCAGGATTTCGCCGTGCGGATGCGGGAACTCGAGATCGACCTTCACCGCATCGACGCGGGCGATCGGAGCAGCGCACGCGAGCGCGAGGTGAAGACCAAAGACATGACGCCGCGCCTTCTGGCGGCTGCGGTCACGGTGGGCTTCTTCGGCGTCCTTGGTTACATGCTCGCCTACGGCCTGCCGGTGCAGGGCGGCGAGGCGCTGCTGGTCATGCTGGGCACGCTGGGGACGGCCTGGGGCGCGATCGTCTCCTACTACTTCGGCTCCTCTGCGGGCTCGCGCGAGAAGACCGACCAGCTGAACCAAGTGCTGAAGGTGAACCGATGAAGGGCAATTTCGACGCCGCGCTGGCCGCCGTGCTGAAGCACGAAGGCGGCTGGGCCGACCACCCGGCGGATCCGGGCGGTGCGACCATGAAGGGCGTGACGAAGCGCACGCTGGAGGCGCATCTCGGGCGCGAGGTGACGAAGGACGAGCTTCGCGCGATCAGCGACGAGACGCTGGCCGACATCTACCGCCGCCGGTACTGGGACGCGGTGCGTGCGGACGAGCTCCCGGCGGGCGTGGACTACGCCGTGTTCGACTGCGCCGTGAACTCCGGCCCCCGGCGCGCTATTCTCTTTGCCCAGGCAGTTGCGCGTGTAGCGCAAGACGGTGCCATTGGGCCTAAGACGCTGGCGGCCATCAAAGCCGCTTGCGCCGAGGGGGCTGAAGGGTTCATTGAGGAGTACAGCGAGGCGCGCCAGGCGTTCCTGCGAGGCTTGCCGACGTTCCAGGTCTTTGGCCGCGGCTGGACCCGGCGCGTGGATGACGTGGAGGCGGTCGCCGCGCGTATGTCTCGCGGAGAGGAGATGGCCTAAATGCCCCTTGCCGCCCTAAATCTCCCGCCGGGTGTGGTGAAGCCTGCGACGCCGCTGCAGGTGAAGGGGCGGTATTGGGACGCGAACCTAGTGCGCTGGCGCTCCGGCAAGCTGCTGCCGGTGGGCGGCTGGCAGCGCATTACTAGCTCGCCTCTGGCCAGCACCTGCCGCGCCATCTTCACTTGGTCCAACCAGGCCGGGAACCCCTATGCGGTGCTGGGCTCCGAAGACAACCTCTACGTCCTCGACGGCTCGTCTTACATGGACGTCACCCCGGCAGGCTATGTGCAGCCGGATATCGGCCTGTACGGCGCCTATGGCGCGAGCGACTACGGCGAGCTGCTGTATGGGCTCGACTCCGCCGAGGTGAGCATCGCCACGGCGGCGCGGACGACGAATGTCGTCACCATCACCACCGCAGCCGCGCACGGCTTCCCGGTCGGCATGTCTGTGCTGATCGCGGGCGTGACGGACGCGTCTTTCAACGGCACCTTCACGATCGCCAGCGTGCCGTCGTCCACGACGTTCACCTACGCGCAGACGGCGGCGAATGCGTCTTCCAGCGGCGGCACGGCGGCGCTGCCGGTGGCCGATCGGCGCCCGGCGAGCCTGCTGTTTACGCCGTCCTTCTCCTGGACGTTCGACAACTGGGGCGAGGATCTCCTGGCCGTCTCGTCGAGCGACGGGCGGCTGCTGCACTGGAACACGGGCGAGCCCACCGCCTCGCCGGTCGGCACCAGCGTGATCTCGACCATCGTGCGGGTGTCGAACGTCGCCACGGTGACGACCGTGGACAACCACGGGTACACGGTTGGCGAAAGTGTCGTCATCTCCGGGAACTCGGTGAGCAGCTTTAACGGCACTCAGATTGTCACGGGGGTGCCGAACCCGAAGACGGTCAACTTCACCTTTTCCTCCTCCGGCACCAACATCACCGGCACGGGCGGCAGCGTCACCACGACGAAGGTGATCCCGATCAGCAACCGCGCCGTAATCGTCACGCCCGAGCGCCACGCCGTGCTTCTTGGCGTTGGCGGGGTGCCGCGCCGGGTCGGGTGGAGCTCGCGCGAGAACTACACGGATTGGGACTTCGCGTCGGCGGTGAACACGGCGGGCTTCCTGGATCTCGACACGGAGAGCCTGCTGGTCATGGCTGCGCCCGTACGCGAGGGCACGCTGATCTGGACCGAGAGCGAAGCGTGGCTGATGCGCTTCATCGGCCTGCCCTACATCTACTCGATCGAGCGCATCGGCTTCGGCTGCGGCCTGATGTCGCCGCGCTCCTTCGCGGTGACGGCTGGGCGCTGCATCTGGATGGGGAAGGAAGGCTTCTGGATGTACGACGGCGGCGTCGTGAAGCCGCTGGCGTGCGATGTCGGGGCCTACGTCTTCGACAACATCGACCCGAACTCTGGCCCGCTCTACGCGCACGGGTCCGACAACGGCACCTTCCCGGAAGTCTGGTTCTGGTTTCCGTCGCAGGGGTCTACGGTGCCAAACCTCTCCGTCTACTACAACTTCCAAGAAAACTGGTGGGGCATCGGCAACACGATGACGCGCACGGCGGCCTGCAGCGCGGGCGTGTTTAAGTACCCCTTGGCCGCCGACGACTTGAACGAGGTGTATTACCAGGAGAACGGCTGGACTGCCGCAGGCGCGCCGATCCAGACGGATCGCTACGCCGAGACGGGGTCCGTCAACCTGCGCGACGGCGGGTCGATCTCCTTCGTCCGCCAGGCGCTGACGGACAGCGGCTACGGCTACGACAGCACGGAACTGACGTTCTTTTCGTCCTTCACCCCGGAGGGCGCGGAGACGACGTCGGGGCCTTATAACCCGCGTTCTGACGGCTACACGGATGTCCGCGTGACAGGGCGCGACTTCCGCATCAAGATCGCCGCGACCGAAGACGCCCCATGGAGTATCGGCCAGATGCGGATTGACTTCACGGCGAAGGGGGCACGATGAGGGCTAATCTTCCTCCCGCTCCGGCGGCCTACGACGCGGGCTACTTTACGCGCGCCTTGTCGGCGCTAGACCAGATCGTGGGCCAGACGGTGAACAAGATCGAGGCGGTGGACTCGGTTTTGCTTCAAGCGCCGAACGGGTCGGTATATAAGCTGACAGTCAGTAATACGGGAACCCTAACGACCACGGCGGTGCCGCTTGGACAATCGGGCTCTCCTCCTTACTAGGATGCGGAAGGCGCTGCGACTTGGCGGCGACACGCACTCCCTAGAAGACGTCATCGAAGCCCTCAACCGAGGGGAGATGCAGGCGCACCACAACGATCGCGCGATCATCATCACGGAGATCGTGCAGTCGCCACGGCGCAAGTACGCTCATTTTTTCTTGTCTGCCGGTGAGCTCGACGGGATCTTGGAGCTCATGCCGCAGGTGGAGAAGTGGGCGCTGGAACAGGGGTGTGAGTATGGCCAGGCCTGCGTGAGGCCGGGCTACGAGCCGGTCCTAAAGGCAAGGGGCTGGAAGCGGCGGATGATAATGATGGAGTACGACCCCCATGGGCAGAAGCGCACCGAGTGCTCAGACGGTAACCCAGCGGACTGAACTCCCGCCGTGGCTTGAGGATGTGACGCGCGAAAACCTCGCGCGCGCTGACGCGATCAGCAATCGCCCCTACCAGCCCTACACTGGCCAGCTGATCGCCGGCTTCTCGCCCGAGCAGGAGGCCGCATTCGGCTACGCGCAGGCGGGCGTGGGCGCGACGCAGCCCATGTTCAACCAGGCCTTCCAGACGGCCTCCGGCGTTGCGGCCTACAACCCCGACTTCGTCGCGCCGTCTGAGGTGAGTGCGATGAACGTGGGCGCTGGGCGCACGGGTTTTGAGCGCGTCGGCGGTGCCGGGGTAGGGGCGCAGAACATTACCGCGCCCAACTTCCTGCAGGGCAACGTCGGCGCCTACATGAACCCCTACTTGGAGAACGTGGAAAACGCCGCTCTCTCGCGCCTGCAGGGCGCGACGCAGCAGGCCGTCAACCGCATCGGGGACCAGGCCATGGCGGCGCGTGCCTTTGGCGGCTCCCGTCAGGGCATCGCGGAGGGCGTGGCTCTGGGCGAGGCGGCGCGCTCTGCCGGCGAACTGTCGGCCAACCTCCGCTCGCAGGGCTACGGTCAGGCGGCGCAGCTGCTGCAGGCGGACCAGCAGCGCGCCATGCAGGCGGCGCTGGCCAACCAGCAGGCCAATCTGGCGGCGGGCACGACGAGCGCGCAGCTGGCGCAGCAGGCTGCGCTGGCCAACCAGCAGGCGGGCATGCAGACCGGCCAGTTCAACATCGACCGCGCGCTGCAGTCGTCTCTGGCCAACCAGCGCGCCAACCTTGAGGCGGCCCAGATCAACGCGCAGCAGGCGCTGCAGGCCCAGCAGCTGAACCAGGCGGCGGGGCTGCAGGCTGCGAACCTGCGGCTTGCGGGCGCTGGGCAACTGTCGGACCTGTCGGGCGAGTTCCAACGCTCGCGCCAGCTTGACGCGGCGCTGCTTGAGAACATCGGCGCGCAGCGGCAGGCGCAGCAGCAGGCGGCGCTCGACGAGGCCTACGCGCGCTTCCAGGAGCAGCAGAACTACCCGATCGAGATGCTGAACCTGCGCCTGGGTGCGACGTCGGCCACGCCCTACGGCACGACCCAGTCGGGCACGCAGTTCGTGCCGCGCGGCAATCCTTTCCTGGGCGGCCTGGGCGCTGTCGGGTCCGCAG